AATAAAAATCTTCTTCAACTGCATTTTCAGACCTTTGTCTAATTTTTGATAAAGCAACATCTATTGCTACATCATAATGGTCTGGATCCAGTTCGATATCAATCATACCATCACCTAATAGTAGTCGAACTTCTTTAGTTAATTCATTTCTTACTTTGCTATTCTTAGGCATTGATTATATCTCCTATATTGTATTTATCATTTTAAGGAGGTAATAAAAAACCCCACTCTTTCGAATGGGGTTGATTAGTAAAATTAATTATTTTAGAACTGGAACAAAACCACGTTCTTTTGCAGTATGTTCAAAAATGAATTTTTCACCTACGTTTTCATAAGTGTCATTGTAACTGTTTTCTGAATCTGAGTCAGGAGTTGGAACATTAAGCAACTTAGGATTTGTGTATCCATTATATGGAACTTTCTTAGCAATTTTGTAAGTAAAGTCAATATTGTGATTTGCTTTTGCCCAGGCTCTGAAACCTGCAATTAAAGTTAGGTATTGTTGATAGTGTCTTGAGTTCATAAATGTAAGACCAAAAGCGCCTTTGTTTGGTGCATCTTCTGACCAAGCATAGCCTCTTTTTTTATCCATAATGAAGTCTCTCGCCGATTTTGCATTTTTCTCATTAGTAGAATCAATATATTGGTCTAATAGACCAACAAGAATATCTACTGCATCTTTATCTGCATTGGCGTTTTTAACTGAATCAGGAATACTGACTTCCTGAAAATAGTGTGTTTTAGTTGCCATCTTTAATTCTCCCGGGATAATAATTTGTATTATTAACTAATAGCCGTCGCTATCTACAAACTATTTATCAAAAAACCTTGAGAATTAACGTATGTTCATTAATTCGACCATTCATCTTAGTTCCGACACTTTTGATAGAATCAAACTCTTTGTTTAATGAACGTTTTGTTATCTTTTTAAAGATAGGAAGTTGTTCTTTTGGTTTACGTAAAGTCTTTTGTAGACTTTCATCTTCTAAGAATCCCATCATTGTAGTGCCTTTTACACTAAGACCTGTACCCTCTCTTTTTAATTTTAGAGGATCAACATTTCTAGCATTATATATACCTATTTTTCTTGTTTTCACATTGTATATAACTGCTACATTTGAACCTATTAGTTCAACAGGATTAATACTGACTAAGCCTGTTTCTGTGTGTTCTTTACAGAACCTAAGATTCTTAACTAGTTTTTCTGCACTAACTGGTTTCTTTTTACGAGGCTTTCTATCAAACTTAGCATTTTCGATAATCATATCACAAGCCTGAACAATACTTTTGTACATTTCGTGCATTGCTTTAATCTCATCTTTTTGTAAATGTTGATATCCTTCGATTAACTGATTGTGCCAATCAAGTTCTTTCTCTGTCATATTTTTTGTTGAAGGTGGGTTAACAAGTTCATCATATTCTTTAAAACAACCTTCATATAATTCTTTAATTATCTTGGCGTGATTTGCCTTTGCCTCTACTTTACGTAACAGACTTAAGGGTTTAAAGTTTTTCAAAGCACCACTAGTCATTTCAAAGTCATTGATAAAATCATCAATGTCATTTGTCATAGAAAATGCTTTTGCTCTAAGAAGTTCTTGTATACTTGGTTTATGTAAATTCTTCTTTTCTTTCTTTTCTTTTTCTACTTTTTCTTCTTTGATTTGTTTGCCTTTTTCAATGGCTTCTGAAACTCTTGCCTTAATAAATTCACTTACAGGATGAATATGTCCAGTAGTTCCTGCTAGAGTTTGCCAATAATCATCTTCTTTCTGATTGAAGTCTGGCATACCGTCTAGCAAAAGTCTAGCACATATAGCCGCGGTAACCGAAACAGTGTAGTCAGGTGCTTGTTTGGCGTATTTAAGGTCATCTTTTGAGTAGTCATTCTTTTCCATCCAAGTAAAAACATATGGATACAAATCTGATGGTTTATAATTCTGATAATAGAATTCTCTAGCCGCTTGACTTTTACGATGAAACTCTTGTCCAGATAGTTGTTCCCAACCATCCCATTTAGGTGACTCAAGTTTCGCACCACGCCGAGGTGCGGATCGTATTACTTTCTTTTTTCTCTTTGCTAGACCCATTGAAAACTCCCTGCGAAATTGTTAGAATCAGTTTTTGTTAATTTCTATTTAACAACATAAGTCGATTTTTGTCAAGTTTTAATCTTATCCGTGTTATTATCTAGTAATTTTACGTCTTCAATGATATCTTTTTGTAATGCATTAATCAATAATGCACTTCTAAATTCTTTTGAATTGTTAGGCATAGTACTATGTAATGTTCTACCATCATACATCAGAACATCACCTGGTTTAGCAAGAAACTGTGTGCCTTCTGTTAGAATTCTATCGTTATAGTGTTCTCTGTTTTCTTCTAAATCTTCAAATCCTATTTTTTCTAAATGAGAACCAGGCAAATATGCAGTTGCTCCATTCTGTAATGTGAAGATATCTAAAGGAATAATAATCTGTACACCTAATGTTCTATCTACTTGATTGAATTCTTTAAATCTATAAGGAGTATCAATATGTGCATATACTTTTGATGCTCCTGCTCTAGTTGTAATACAATCTACTGCGTGAATACCCCAATTATCATTTGTAAATATTGCATCGATATATCTTACTAATCCCCAAACTACAGGTTTCCACATTTCAGGAGGGGGTGCAGTTGTCCACCATACATCATATTCTCTCCCTACTTCGTGTGTATCATAATATTTTCCATCACAAGCATTTCCTCTATGAATATTTTCTGGATTCATAGCCCATAATTTGAATTGTTGTATTGCAATACTTGGTAAAAAATCACGTACAGTAATATATCCTGCGGATTTATCGTAGTTTGGATAAGTTTCGATGCTCACATTAATCCCCTTTAAATCTATTTAGTTTATAATAAGATAAATACGTATAGATGTCAAGGAAAAAGATATGCCAAGATTAAGTTTATGGAACCCACGTAAGGGTAATGATTACAAATTTATAGACAACCAGGTGAAACACCATTTAGAACACGGTGGGACATCTTTGCTTGTCCATAAGTATATTGGTTCACAAGACACAACTGATCCAAATTACGATCCTACAAAACCAGCAATACAAGACTTGTTGTTTATGGAGAATCGTGATAGAAAATACGAAAAAGATTTGTATGACTTACGTGGAACGTATACAGTATCAGACCAAGATATGGATCTGACACAATTTGGAATGTTCTTAGGAGTAGACCAAATTATATTTTCTGTTCACATAAACGATATGGTAGACAAGATGGGAAGAAAATTAATGACAGGTGATGTCATTGAACTTCCTCATATGCGTGAAGATTTACGACTTGATGAAGATGGACAGGCTGTTAATCAATATTGGGTAGTGCAAGATGCAACAAAGGCCGCTGAAGGCTTTGACCCAGGTTGGTGGCCACACATCTGGCGTGTACGTTGTAAGCAATTACAAGATACACAAGAATACTCAGATATATTTGGAACAGGTGAAGAGGCAGAAGATTTAAAAAATATTCTATCTACTTACAATAAAGAACTTCAAATCAATGATGCTATTGTTACTGAGGCTCAAGATAATGTTCCAGGTAAATATTGGGATTATAGAACAAACAGTTTGCAATATAACAAGGGTGGTACACATCCAGAAGATTTAGATATGGCAACTGTAGCAACTGGTACACAGTTCCCTAATGAACCACCAGAGAACACTTACTTCTTACGTAGTGATTATAAACCACATAGATTATTTCAATATAGAGATGATAAATGGTATAGAGTAGAAGATAGTGACGGTGCTTGGGAAGTTGGTCATCACTTGCATCATCAATTTATTAACAACGATGGTGTTGTAAAATTAGAAGACGGTACCATTGTATCAGGAAAGGTTAACTTATCTAAAGCAGTTAAACCAAAGGTAGACTAATATGGCAAGAGTAGAACAATCACATTTTTACGATGAACAAATAAGAAGATACATTCTACAATTTATTCGTATCTTTAGTGGGTTCAGTGTAAAAACAGGAAAGAAAATGAATGATGGTACATCAGATTACTACATCAAAGTTCCTGCACGTTATGGTGATATCACTCGTATGGCCGCAACTGTACTAAAAGATAATTCTGAAAATATAGTAAACTCTGCTCCCTTCATTGGTTGTTGGGTACAAAGTTTACAACCAGATAGGTCTAGAGTACAAGAACCTTTTTTTAATGATGCAGTTGCAGTTACAGAAAGAAAATTTGATGATGCTACGCAAAAATATGTAGACGAACCAGGTAACAGATATAATGTAAGAAGACTTATGCCTGTTCCTTATCTTCTAAATATGCAAGTAGATGTTTGGACAAGTAATACTGACCAAAAATTACAGTTACTTGAACAAATGTTAGTTCTATTTAATCCAGCATTAGAAATACAACATAATGATAATCCTGTTGATTGGACTACTATAACTATGGTAGAACTGACTGATATTAACTGGACTAGTCGAGGTATTCCTGCAGGCGTTGAAGACCAAATAGATATTGCTACTTTATTTTTTCAAATACCTATTTGGATTAATCCTCCAGCACAAGTCACAAGACAAAACGTAATTAGAAATATCATTCATAACATTTATACATTTACAGATTTAGATACACTAGATTATGATCCTGATGCATTTGAATTTTTCAGAGATTTAAAGAAAGAGGCAACAGTAGTTGTTACGCCTGAAAACTTTGCATTAAAAGTTACAGAAAGTAATGGTATATATTCGTGTCAGGTATTAAGAAATGGTAACTATGAAGATGGTATAAAATGGGCAGATGTTCTTAAATATTATGGAAATCTTGATAATGGTATATCAAGACTCAGATTAAAATATCACGGCGAAATAGATAATCTTGATGCAGATATTATTGGTACATTAAGTTCCACAAATAATGATGAGTTCTTAACTTTTTCAGTTGACAAAGACACTTTACCTACAAATACAGTAAATGCAGTAGATAGAGTAATAGATGCAGACAAGGCAAGACCAGGATTTAACGGCATTCCACAACCAGCGATAGGACAAAGATATCTATCATTAACTTCTACAAAGGCAACCAGTGTATGGGGTCTTGATATAGACGTTAATGATATAATTGAATATAACGGTAGTGCTTGGGTCAAATCATTTGATGCAAGTTCATATACACTACGTGCTTATGTAACAAATACTTTTACCGGTCAACAATTTAAATTTGAAAACGGTGATTGGTCAGATACTTTCCAAGGTATATACGATGCAGGATACTGGCGACTTGAATTGTTACAATAAGAAAGTTATGTCAGATGATAAAAGCCGCAGGTGCGTGTGTAGTCGCAAAAGATACTAAAAGAATAATATTACAACAAAGAGACAAACACGGTTCTCACCCTAGAAATTGGGGATTTTGGGGCGGCAAAGTTGAAGGTAATGAAAATATTTCACAAGCATTATTGAGAGAAGTTTGTGAAGAACTAAATTTAGATATCAAACGTGATGTTTTAAAAATTTATCCTTTAGACCAATATCATTCCAGAAACAAAGACTTTAGTTACTACTCATTTGTCATAGTAGTTAAAAAAGAATTTATACCAAAACTTAATCACGAAAGTGGTGGGTATGCTTGGATAGAACACGAATACTTTCCTAAGCCATTGCATCCAGGAACTCGTAGAACACTTTTCAAAAAGAAGAAACTAAAGACTATCCGAGACATTATATCGTCACTATAATATTTTATTTTTCACTTAAATACTATATTGGGAGACAAACTTGGATAGTGGAATAATAGACTTTAAGAAACAAAAATTTATAAGGGACTGTATTGAGTATCTTAAGACAGGTGATTTGCCTGCGGACTTGAGAAACATTATCAATAGTTCTAATCCAAGTTATATAGAATATCTAAAGAAAGACAATGATGATAGTACAGTAAAAGTTATTGATACTGTTATAAACAAAGTAAGACAATCATCACAAAAACAAATTACTGCAAGTAGACAAAAAATTAATATCATTGCTTTAGCAACATTAGAAAAGTTAGCAACTGATGATAAAAGATTTGAAATACCAGAAGTAATAGAAAGATATAGAGAAACTATAAATCCAGTAAAAGCATTATACTATGACTTACAAGAGATTATGTTTCTTTATGATGGAAAACCAAAGAACAAACACCACAAATTTCTGATAGATAAATTTTCTAAAAAAGAATCTTTTGATGAGATATTAGTTGCAGTTAATAGAGATATTGAAGATTTAAGAGAATGTAGAGAAAGAATAAGAGGTATACGAGAACAACTTAAGTTTTCAAGTAAAAGTGAATACAACAAGAAAATTATAGATTTGTATTCAGAGATGAGACAATGGAAAAGGTTGTTTGAAAAGTTTCCTGATTGGGTAGAAGAACACGAAACTGGAACTTGTAAAAGTTTATTAGATACTTTAAAGAACTTCTTTTTATCGGAATAAAAAAGGGCGCCTGAGCGCCCTATTTCTTTTTATATATAAAATGAAAATTACTGTTGAACTTCTTCAACTGGCATTTTTTCACCTGTCATTAATGCAACACCAAATACGATTACGATTAGTGCTACTGCCATCCAAACTTTTTTGGATTTCATCCATTTTTTCATAATAGTCTCCTATTTACAAATAATAAGGGCGAACATTAAGTCCGCCCTATATTAAAAATTGTTTAAAGGTTTAGTTGATTACTTACCTACTTTTACTTCGACCATACCTTCGCCATCTGCTATTGCGATACCGATGTAAGCCGTGCAACGTGGGTCGCCCTCACCTGTCCAAACAGCCGCGTGACCTTTAACATCACTTGCAACCATTATGTCACCTTTTTTCACTGAACCTTCTACTTTACAAGGAACACGTCCTTGTAATGCAACTGCACAGTTACCACCGTCTTTATTCATTAGATATGCTGGATTTGTTGAAACAACTCCTGCCATTTTTGGTGCGCCATATCCTTCTGCGGCTGTAACTTCTGCATCACCACCGAACATCATAACTGTTCCTGCCTCGTACTCTGCATCTGCGGCATACATTTCAGCAAGGTCGGCATAAAGAGCCGAAGAGGCTTGTCCTGCAAGTGTTCCTGCGTTAGTGATATTGTTTCCACCCATATTTAGGTCGCCTGACATTGTATCACCTGCTTTTGCAACTTTACCTGCTAGGTTAGTTGTCATTGTGCCGGCAAAGTTTGAGTCATCACCTAAAGCGGCCGCTAACTCGTTAAGAGTGTCTAGGGCACCTGGTGCTGAATCAATTATTGAATCAGTAACAGTTGTAATCATACCATTAATTGTACTTTGTGCTGATGTACCTAATGTTAAAGAACCGTTAATTTCTGTTGCACCGTCTAATTGTGCAGTACCATCAACTTCGATTGCACTGTGGAATTGTACTTTACCACGTAAGTGCTTACCGACAGCCGCGCCACCGTCACCATTATCTTGTGCCGCTAGAATAGAAACGTTTCTTTCTAGGTCAGCGATACGTCTTAGGTTTGATTTTGTACCAGTAAAGATAATATCTCCACTAGTCATATCTACTGTTCCTGTAATTTCAGCGATATTACCTGTAGTGTCAACTTTATAATGCTTTCCACGTTCAATCTTTGTATTCGTGGAACCGTTGTGTCTAAATTTTCTTCCCATTAGTGTCTCCTTAATTCGAAAGGTTTTTAGATAACCTCATAGTTCAAACTGAACTAGTAGGGGATTAATCCCCTACTTTTGTTAAGTTAAATTTTATTGTTCATCCATATAGATAACTTCAACTTCGTCATCTTCTGATAGTACATCAGCGGCGAATGTTAGACCAGTTGCAGTAATTTCTACTTCGTTTGGTCTTGCCATTATTCTGTTGATGTATACCACTGCGTATGGAGAGTCAGCGATTTCAGCCGCCATATCAACTGCATTTGAACCAAGATCCACTTTTTGTGCCATCATTTGTGCCCAAGTTCTTGAGTATGATGCACCAGAGTTTGTTGATTCGTCAGTTGAAGAAACTTCATATGCGTGAGAATGTTTCTTAGTTGTGTCACCTAATTTTACATAACGACCGTCAAGTGAAACTGTTACGTCTGATTGTGTTCCAACAGATAGTGTTAATGTACCACCTGAGAATGAAGCACCGTCTACGTAATCGTTTACTTCTGTTTGTGTGTTTGTTACTGTTAAAGTACCTGCCGCATCATCGTATGATACTGAGATACCAGTTCCACCACTAACATTTGCCATAACTGCATCTTGGGCTCTTTCGTTTGTGAAGAATAAGTTTGTTGAACCTTCAGTAATTTCGTCTGAGTTATCAACACCTTGAACTGCACTTGTTACGAATGCCTCAGTTGCGTATGAGTTTGACGTTAAGTAAGAACCAACACGTGCATCTGTGTAGTAAAGATTTGTTGAACCTTCTGCTACTGCATCTGTGTCTGTTCCTGATAGCGCCGAAATCGCTCTTGCGTTTGTAAAGTATAAGTTTGTTGAACCTTCTGATAAGTCATCAGATGTAGCCGCCGCCATTTTTGTATCCCAACGTGCAGTTGTGTAATACAAGTTGTTAGCGCCTTCAGATACATCATCTGTGTCAAAAGCAGTTAGGCCGTTAATTGAGATAACACCTGTTGTGTTATCATATAATATATCGCCTGCGCCTGAAATAGCCGCTCTTGCTCTTGCAGATGTATGATAAAGGTTGCTTGAACCTTCAGCCATTGAGTCTGTATCGTGATTTGAAATATCTGAAACAGTACCTGTTACGTTACCTGTTACGTTACCAGTTAAAGCACCAACAAATGCGCCTGATGTGTAGATATCTTCTGCACCTACTGACCATCTGTCATTTGTTTCGTCCCATAATAGTTGAACGTTTAGGTCATCACCACGTTCTACTTCGATACCAGCATTTGCACTTGCAGTACCTGTTGCATCTGAATTTAGAAGAAGAATGTTATCTGCTAAATTGATTTGTGAAGTATTAATTGTAGTTGTTGTACCAGTAACTGTTAAGTTACCACTGATATCTACATCACTAGAGAATGAACCTGTTGTTGCAGATATTGGATTAGAACCTGAACCTAGTCCACCTGTAACCGCACCATCAACATACGACTTGTTCGCCGCGTCTGTGCCTGATACCGGTGTAGCAACTTCTTTAAGTAGGTTTGAATTCATATCAATGTGGTCACCAACTTGAATATCACCTGATGAAGTTTTTAGTTCACCTGTAAACTGAATTCCATTTGCAGATTCGATTTGTAGAGTACCTGTACCCGTAGTCATCATCTTCAATGTTTCGTTTATATCTGTTTTGATTGTAATTGTTCCTGAATCATCTTCAACAATTTTCTTGTTGTTTACGTATAATGAGCCTGGACCTACGTACATATCACGCCAAGCCGCACTAGATGTACCTAAGTCGTAGGTGTTATCCGCACTTGGAATTATATGTCCTGTAGCAGTTAAGTCACCAGTTAGTGCTATACCACCTGATGCCGTCAATAAATTTGTTACTGAAAGAGTACCGCCTACAGACACGTTACTGGAAAAGTTACCAGTTGTCATTGACGCCGCCGCGCCTTCACGTGCTAATGGGTAGCCTCCAGTTGTTGAACCATCGTGAACGACAAGTGTTTTCTTGTCTGTATCAACTGTCACCTCGCCTACTAGACCAGTAAACGATGAGTGTTGTGTCGTTGTACCACGACGGAATTGGATTGCATATGCCGCCATATTATTTCTCCCGTCTATAAAAAATCGATTTATTATAGATTGTACCTCATATATCAGTACAGTCTAATGTTATTTATCGGATTTTGCTATTTTTTATGTATGATTATTAAAAATTATAGAATCACAACTTCGATGATTCTAGTACTTTCTGTTAAGTCGTTAGTTAATGATTTTGCAAATACAGAATGTCCCATATCTACTCTACCAATACTTTTTGCTACACCTGGAGTAGCGGATGTTACTAGCATATCGCCTTTTTTAACTGGTCCTTCTACTTTACAAGGAACACGACCTCTTAATGCTAGATAAGGATGTGTACTATCTTCACCTGCATCTGAATTCATTTTTATTGCTGGATTTGATGAAATAACGCCTGCTACTCTTGAATCTGCTTCACATACATCTTTAGTTGTTATTTCTTTTTCGCCACCAAATATAACTACTGTACCTGGTTCATATTCTGCATCTGCCTCATATCTTTCAGCCAAGTCGGCATATGTTGCCTCTACTTCGTGACCAAATATTTTTCTCCATTGATTTGTAGTAGAACCTAAATCATATGTATTATCTGTACTTGGTATTTGACTTCCTGATACTGTATTTGATGCATCTGTTACCATAAAATTAGTAGGTATTGAACTAGATGTTATAAATCCTGCATCATTTGGTAAATCACTAATTTGTGTAGGTATAGTTGGAGTATTCGTTAAATCTAAGTAACTACCAGTAGTTGCTACAGTTGACAAAGAAGATGTATTTGCTTTTGTACCAATTAATGTAGTTATGTTTGTATTATAATTTGCATCATTGTTTATTGCATTTGCTAATTTTTTTAATGTATCTAATTGCAATGGTGCAACATCAACAACTGCATCTACAAGTGCTTGAGCCGATGCTAAAGTAGTTGCGTGGTCTGTAGCACTTTGTGTTACTGTTTGAAAACCTGTATAAGATCCAGTAATATATCCTGCATCATTTGTGAAAGACCCAACGTTTGTTGGTAGGCTCGAACCTGGTGAACCACCTGTTGAACCTGAAATAACATTTGAAGTTTCTGTAATTAAACCAAAGTCTGTAGGTGCATCGTAACTAATAACACCTGTAGTATTATCATAAGCAATTTCATTTCCTTCTACAGAAATTGATAGTCTTGCATCTACATCATCGTAATAATCAGGTGTAAAAGTTATTACACCTGTAGCAGAATCATAAGAAAGTTCAGTACCAGAAACACTAATTGATGCTCTTGCTCTTGCGTCTGTATAATAAAGATTTGTTGTACCTTCATTTAAATCATCTGTAGTGTTAGTTGTTGTAGACCAAGTAAGTGTAGTAAAAGTACCTGCCTCTGGTGTTGTAGCACCTATTACAGTACCATCTATATTACCTGACTCAACATCTATTGAACCATCGCCTGTTACATCAATGATTGTTCCACCATTTTCTGCATCGATATTACCTGTAAGTGAACCTGAAACATCTACGTTTGATACAAATAACTTGTTTACATTTATATCGTCACCAAATGTATCCCATCTTCCGTTAGTTTCGTCCCAACCAAATTTCTTATTAGCATCAGATCCTCTATTGATTTCTATTCCGACATCTTCTGATGCCGCACCTGTGTGGTCGCCATTTAATAACATAAATGGATCTGCAATACTTACTGTTTCTGAATTAACAGTAGTGGTTGTTCCGTCAACTGTTAAATTTCCTTTAATAACAAGGTTACCACTACGTGACTCAAGTACTGCGTCTGTATTTCCATTATCTAAAAATACTTTTTCGCCCCTCAAGAATAGTCTGTCACCAAATTTGATTTGTTCTGCCATATTATCTCTCTCAAAAGGTTTGTTTCTTAAATGTATTTATCAGTTTATTGGATTTACTGGCATAAAAAAAGCCGGGAATAAATCCCGGCTTTCTTCGTAATCTGTGTATAACGAATTATACGAAAGATAGATTTGAGACTGCGATTTTTGAAACGTAGTCTGCCGCATTACCTAGTGATGATGCAGTGTTTGTTAGTTCCACGTAACCGTAACGAGTCATAAATGATACAACTGGTTCGAATGTACCTGGATCAACCACAACGCCTGAAGACATTAGCGGAACGTACGGACAATAGAATGCCGCCGCATCGATTTCGCCTGAACCTTTGTAACCAAGTAGTACGTCATCGTTTGATGCATATGTGTTTACATATACTCTCATTGTACCGTTTAGAGTACCTACGAATTTCGTATTTGTTGGTGCTTCAAAAGTACCTTCAGTTGTTCTTGCGAATGCTGATGTTGTAGCAGATTGCAAGATTGTCAATGCTGATGGTGAAACAACTGCCCAGTTTGCCGCGCCTCTACGAGTACGTTGAGCAACTAGGTTTGCTTGTTGATTGATTAATGTCGCTAACACGGCGTGTCTATCACCGATGAATGTAGGTGTACCTGTGAAAGAACCTGACATATCGTATGTTGCGCCTGTTGTTGCTAAGTTAGATAGTGAACCTAAGATTTCTTGGTCGATTTCAGCAGTGATTTCCATTGCTAGAGCCGCCATAATCTCAGCCTCTACATCTAGACCGTGCATTGCGTTTGCGTCTTGAGCCGCTTCAAATGTCCAACGTGCAGATAGTTTACGAGTTTTCGCCTCTACTGTTTGTTTTAATACTTGAATTGACATTTTTGAACCTGCAACACCTTCTAGAGATGCAGTTGAAGCCGGAGCCCCATTTGCATCACCTGAATATGCGTTTGCAATTTCAAATGGTGATAACGCTTCATCACCTGCAGATACGCCTGCTTTTGATTCAGCATATCTTACACGTAATGTGTGAATTTGACCTACTGGTCCAGTCATTGGTTGAACACCAATGATTTCGTTAGCGATAACTGTCGGCATAACACGACGGATAACTGGTAGTATCACCTTGTTAAGAGTTGCGATGTTACCAGCCTGTGTTGCACCAGCAGTTGCACTTTCGTTAAGTGCTACTTTAGTGTTTTCTAAAACCGTTTTCATTACGTCTGCTTTAGTGCCATCTAGGCCTTCCATTAAAGCATCACGTGTTTGATCCCAGTTTTTTCCTTCGAAAAGATTTTCCATCTTTTTATCTCCTGATAATTTATCCTGGTTAATTTAATCCAGCCAGTTTTTTCAACTGAATTATTTCGGCATCGCTTCCTGATGACGGTGATTCTTCCGTTGCTACCTCACGGTCACCAGTATGTTCAGTCACTTTGCCTTCTGTTAATGTTTTTGTTTCTTCTTTCGTTGAAACGTTCTTTTCATCTAAAACTGCCGGTAGATATTTCTTGAAAGCAGTTTTTAGATTAGAAGTCTTTACTGACTCTAGTAATTCATTCATCACCTGACGCTTTTCTTTGCCTAACGGTGCTAGTAGATCCGACATAACCTCTTTACGGTTAATCTTATCTTCTAGGATACGTTGAGCCTTTTGAGCATCTTCAATGTTTGAATCTTTGTCAGCAATCACTTTTTCAAGTTCAGCAACTTTTGTTGCAGATTCTTCAAGTTTCTTGTTCACTTTAGCAACTTCTGTGCCTTCATTTAAATGTGAAGCCATAAATTCGCCTGAAAACGCCTCAAATACTTTACGACCAAATTCGTTTTCTTTAGCCGATTGTATATCTTCTTTGAGTGCTTTCATTTCTGAACGTAAAGAGTTCTTGATTGTATTTTCAACAAGTTCTGCGGATCTCTTAATAAAGTTCTCTTTAGTCTTGTTGAGAATGTTTTTACCTTCTGCAACTAAACGTACTTTAGTATCTACTAACTCACGTTTATCGTTGTGGAACTCAGCCAGTTCACGTGAAAGTTGTTTAACAACGAACTTCTTAGTTTTTTCAAGATTTTCGTTAACTTTTTCACGGTCTGCTCTAAGTTCTTTAACTTCGGTCGCCAAACGAGAAGTAATGAATTTTTCGAGGAGTTTTGCGTGTTCAGAAATTGCTTTCTTATACGCAACACGTTCTGCGATTAGAGATTCACGGTCAGATTTAAACTCTTCCATTTCACTTTTAATAGCATTGTTGAGCATATTATCCATAGCATCAACGATAAGTGATTTGTCGTGTTCAAATTTCTGAGCGAACTCCTCACGCAACTCGGCCGTAATTTCCTCTCTTGCTTCTGCTAGTTTAGTATCTAGAGCCTCTTTAATTTGTGCGCCAGCCTCTTCGGATAGAACACCAGTCTCTAGAAGTTTAGCAAGGATTTCTGTTGCCATTGTTACTTCTCCTATTATAATTTAAGTTCACGAATGAACTTAACGATTTGTTCTGACAAGTACCTTTGGGCGACCTTGTCATTTTGTATATTCTGTGCCAGTTCCCAAGTTTGGTAACCGCCACGCATATTCATTAAACCTTCGTAAATTGCTTTTGGGTAGGCCTCAGGAGCACTTGGCTGTGCTACGATGTCTACCGTGACAATTTCAAAATTGCTTACATTTCCATCAGGTCCTACTTCTCCTGAACCACGAGATGAAACGCCTAAAGTTGCGCCTGACTCGATTAATGTTCTGATAATATTTCCCATTGGAGTTGGAACAATTTTGAGTTTACCATATCCATTCGGTCCGTCCATCCACATATTTTCAATAATGTGTGATACACGGTCTACATTTACGGTTAGTTCTGGCGGATGGTCACATTCACCTAGTACAGGAAAACCTTGGTCGATTTTCTCTTGTACAGTTTCAACTGCTTTCGCAATCTCTTTGACCGGATAAACACGTTGGTTAGCATTTTTAACATTCCCTTGAACGAAAATGCCTTCCATAAACATATTTTTTTCGCCGTTTTCGCCTTCTTGTATACGTGATTTCACACCTGCTTGTTTATGTGAAAGTCTTTCAATTAGAACGGTCATTGGTTATCTCCAAAGAATTAGGAACTAACTGATTTAGTGTTAGCGCCATCATCACCTTCAGAAGCCTTTTCAGCCTTCATTGCAGGTGCTTTACTGTTTCCAGAAACGTTTACATTTTTTGTAGACATTTCTTTTGCACTTGCTGATCCGCCTGATGTGTTACCATCTTTTTGACCAACTGGTGCCGCGTTTGAATCGTCGCCTGGACGTTTTGCGTTAGCATTAACTGGAGAACCCGCGCCGTCGCCGTTGTCACCTTCTGATGCTTTGGCTGGTGTCGCATATTCTTCAATTTTTTCTTCTTTGCTTTCGCTAGTTTCGTCTTCTTCTGACTCTTCTAAATCAAGTTCCAACTCATCATTTTCCTCAACTTTATCTTCTGTTGATTCTTCTGATGCTTCTTCTACTTCTGATT